CCTTCGTTTGCAACGCGGATAATTTTTTCATGAAAGGGGGGTAACGAAAGAATGGCAGTTCCAACGGAAAAATTAATACGTGAGTATCTTGGAGACTCTTATCAGGAATCTGATGAGCAATTAATAAAATTGTACGTTGAGACTCATCAGTTTTATAGACGTTTAAGAAATGAAATCAAAAAATCTGACTTGTTGATGGAGCATACAAATAAGGCTGGAGCAACCAATTTGGTGAAAAATCCATTGGCTATCGAGCTTACAAAAACTGTTCAGACATTGAACAATTTGTTAAAATCACTCGGTTTGACGCCTGCTCAGCGTAAGAAAGTAGTGAATGAAGATGAAGATGACTTCGAAGACTTCTAATGGAGTAATTCACGTACTTTCAAAACCTTCACCGACTTTACTTACAACTTGGTATGCTGAACAGGTAGTTAAGGGGAAAATTATTGCTTCTAAAAACGTAATTTTGGCTTGTAAACGCCATTTAAATGACCTAAAAAGAGCGGGAACGGATGAATTTCCTTATGTTTTTGATGAAGAATTAGGGCACAGACCGATACGCTTTATAGAAAAGTTTTGCCGTCCGTCTAAAGGGAATTATAAGCAACTGATCCTTCAGCCATGGCAGCATTTCATATTAGGCAGCCTGTTTGGATGGGTTCATAAAGAAACAAGATTAAGGCGCTTTAAAGAGGGCCTTATTTTTGTTGGCCGAAAAAACGGAAAAACTACTAAAATTTCAGGTGTTGCATTGTATGGAGTAAGCAAAGATGGGGAAAATGGTGCTGAGATACCGTTGCTTGCAAACTCAATGAAACAAGCTCGGATTTTATTTGATGAAGCAAAAGCAATGGTGAAATCTTCTCCGAAACTAAAAAAACATTTTCGAACATTGCGGGATGCTATTCATTATGATAAAACTTTTTCCAAAATTGAACCGCAGGCTTCTGATTCAGAAAAATTGGATGGTTTAAATACACATATCGGGATATTTGACGAAATTCACGAGTATAAAGACTATAAATTGATCAACGTCATTAAAAATTCGCGCGGGTCCAGGGAACAACCGTTGCTCATTTATATTACGACAGCCGGATATCAGCTTGACGGCCCGTTGGTGGATTATTATGAACTGGGTAGTGACGTTTTAAATGGTGCCGTGACGGATGAAAGAACATTTTATTACCTGGCTGAATTGGATGATCCAAGTGAATTTGATAAACCGGAAATGTGGGTGAAGGCGAATCCTAACCTTGGCGTTTCAATTAAGCTGGAAGATATGATCGAGGAATGGGAAAAGGCGAAAAGAATTCCGGCTGAAAGAAATGACTTTATTACGAAGCGCTTTAATATTTTTGTTCAGTCAGATGAACAATCCTTTTTGGATTTTGAAACAATAAAACGTAATGATAAGGTCCTGGATTTAAAGAAATTAGAGGGGAAACCTTGTATTGGCGGATTTGATTTATCTCAAACAGAGGATTTTACAAGCGCATGCCTTGAATTTCCGTTAGATACAGGTGAAGTTTTTGTGTTATCTCACTCATGGATTCCGAAGAAAAAAGTTTTGAGCTCTAATGAAAAAATCCCATATCGAGAGTGGGAAGAAGAAGGACTTCTTTCAATATGTAAAGGTGATTACGTTGATTATCAATCTATTTTTGATTGGTTTGTGGAGCAATCAAAGAAATATACAATCGAATTAATCACGTTTGACCCTGCAAATGCTTATCGACTTGTGGAAGATTTAAAGTCTTATGGGTTTAATACGTTGGCTGTTCGTCAAGGATATCTCACATTAAGCCCAGCATTAAAAGATGCGAAAGAACTTTTCTTGGACAGAAAAGTTATTTTCAATAAAAACAAATTATTTCGTTGGTATATCAATAATGTTAAGTTAGTTGAAGACAGAAACGGAAACTGGCTACCAACAAAACAAGGTCGCTACCGTAAAATTGACGGGTTCGCGGCTTTTTTAAATGCTCATACAGAAGTAATGAAAAAAATGGTTACACCGCATGGTAATGGGAACATCGAATTTGTTTCAGTTAATGATTTATTTAGATAATGAAAGGCGGGTTTTTGTCTTGAATTTAGAGTTAGCAAACAGAAGTATTTTAAATTGTTTGGAATTGGCGGCAGAAAAGGGAGAATTTATTTATACGAGGCGTGATCAGCGCAGATTAGGAAAATCAAAAGCTCTTATTCAATTTGCTAAAGAGCATGGATATGTAGTGTTGGTGCATAGCCAGATCGTTGCTCGAGAATTTCAAAAACGATATGAATATCAGTTTATTAAGGGAATTGATTATCCCAACAGATACCTTGATGGTCTTGGACCGTTTGTGTTTGATGAGGGATGTAGCCCAGCGCATATCAACGAATTGACTAGACGCGGTTTCAAAATTATTACAGGCTTCATGAGTGAAGGTCCCATAACGGATTGATTACGGAAGTAGTGAAACAGATGAGAAAGGTGGTGAGAACTTGAAATGGTATGGAAGATTTAAACATGCTGTAAAAGCAGCTATAACAGGATGGAAAAATTATACATCAACTTTTGACTTATCAAACTGGTTTGGTCGTCGATTTTGGGGCATAGACAACTCAAAATTAGCCACAAATGAAACAATTTTTAGCGTGATAAGCCGTTTAGCAAACACTTTGTCATCGTTACCATTAAAATTGTATAAAGAATACGATGTTGTTATTAATCAAGCTGCCGATGTTGTGATTAATAATCCGAATCCTAATATGTCTGGGTTCGATTTGATAAACAAGTTAGAGGTATCCAGGAATGAAACTGGTAATGGTTACGCAGTCATTATGAGGGACATTCGATTGCAACCAGAACAAATCGTCCCCATTGATTCGGCTTATGTCACTCCTTTCATAAACACGGATGACAATAATTTGTGGTATGAAGTGAGAGGGACTGATGGAACTTACTATTTTCATAACATGAATATGCTTCATGTTAAACATATTACAGGTGCATCTCGTTGGGTGGGTATCAATCCCCTGAATGTATTAAAGAATACTCTCGATTATGATAAAGCTGTCCAGGAATTTAGTTTGTCTGAAATGCAAAAGAAGGATAGTTTTATCCTTGAATATGGGGCAAATGTGGATACTGATAAAAGACAGCGAATTATAGATGATTTTAGGCGTTTTTATCAGGAAAATGGCGGGATATTGTTTCAAGAACCCGGTGTAACAGTAAAAGATATTGAGCGAAAATATTTTGCTTCTGATACATTGGCTTCTGAACGAATAACACGTTCAAGAGTAGCCAACGTTTTTAATGTGCCGGTATCTTTCTTAAATGATACAGAAGGTCAAAGTTATTCTTCAAATGAACAAATGATGATTCAGTTTGTTCAAATGACTTTAACGCCTATTGTTAGGCAATATGAACAAGAATTGAACCGAAAATTGCTTACTCCAGAGGAAAGAAAAGCTGGTTATTACTTTAAATTTAACCTTGGAGGTCTTTTACGCGGTGATACTTCCGCAAGAACACAGTTTTATCAAGCAATGTTACGGAGCGGAGTACTATCACCTGATGAAGTAAGACGACTAGAAGACGTTCAGCCTCGAGGAGGTGCAGCGGATCAATTATGGATTAGTGGAGACTTGTACCCAATTGAAATGGATCCAAGAGACCGTAAAGGAGGTGATAAAGGTGTCAAAGGGAGCGAAACAAAAGAAAAAATATTGGGAAATTAAGATGTCTGCTGATAGTGATAATACGGCGGACATTTTTATTTATGGTGACATTGTGAGATATGAACGGGATGAAACAGAAATATCGGCTGCAAGTTTTAAAAAAGACTTAGATGCGGTTGGTGATGTAAATACCATAAATCTTTACATTAATTCACCTGGCGGCAGCGTGTTTGAAGGCATTGCCATTCATAACATGTTGAAGCGTCATAAAGCGAAAATCAATGTATATGTAGATGCATTAGCAGCTTCGATTGCAAGTGTCATCGCTATGACTGGTGACACCATCTATATGTATAAAAATTCGATGATGATGATCCACAATCCGTGGAGTGTAGCGGTTGGAAATTCATCAGAATTACGAAAAATTGCTGATGATTTAGACCGAATTGGCCATTCCAGCAAGCAATCTTACCTTCAGAAAGCCGGTGATAAGCTTACTGATGAAAAACTTCAAGAAATGTTAGACGCTGAAACTTGGTTGTCGGCTGATGAAGCTTATGGGTTTGGACTTTGTGACGTCGTACTAGAAGCAAATCAAATGGTTGCATCTATTAGTGACGAATTGCTTTCTAGATATAAAAATGTTCCAAAAGAGTTAAAAAATCAGGGAAAAAATCAGCAAAAATCGGCTATTTTAGCTGAAGAAATGGCCAAAAGACAGCAAATTTTAGAGGAATCAAAAGCAAATTTAGCTTATATTAATACAATTTTAGGAGGTATGTATTCATGAAAACACTTTATGAATTGAAACAAAATTTAGCGACAATTGGACAACAACTTCAAAAAGTAGAATCTCAATTAGCAGAGAAGGCAGTAGATCCAAATGCCTCGATGGAAGAAATTCAAGAACTCCAAAAGTCACGAGATGACTTAAAAATGCGTTTTGACGTTATAAAAGAGCAACATGACGCGTTAGAAGCGGAGCAAAAAGCGAAATTTGAAGCAAAAAACGGCATTAATTCTGTTGATGATCCTGAACAAAAAGTGATTAAAGCGAAAGCAGAATTGATTCGGGCAACAATTAACAAACGTCCTGTTTCTGTTGATGTTCGCCAAGCGCTTGGAGATAATGACACAACAGGCGGTAATAAATTCTTACCAAAAACCGTATCGACTGAAATTTTATCAGAGCCATTTGTGAAAAACCCATTGCGCGAACTATCTACATTTACTCAAATTACGAATCTCGAAGTACCGAAAATTGATTTTACGCTGGATGATGATGATTTTATTGCTGATACCGAAACAGCAAAAGAATTGAAAGCTACTGGTTCTAATGTGCAATTCGGGCGTCATAAGTTTAAAGTGTTTGCTGGGGTATCTGAAACGGTATTGAATGGAACAGATGCAAACTTAGTAGCAAAAGTTGAACAAGCTCTCCAGTCCGGTGTTGCTGCAAAAGAAAAGAAAGTTGCTTTTGCTACTAGTCCAAAATCAGGTGAAGAACATATGTCATTTTATGCTAGTGGTATTAAAGAAGTAAGTGGAGATGATTTATATAAAGCAATTAAAGCAGCTATTGCTGACTTACATGAAGATTATCGTGAAAATGCAAAAATTGTCATGACTTACCAAGATTACTCTGATATCATTGAAACTCTAGCGAATGGTAATGCTACATTATATACAGCCCAACCAGAACAAATTTTAGGGAAACCTGTTGTATTCTGTGATGCAGCTGTTAATCCAATTATTGGAGATTTTTCCTATTCGCATTTTAATTATGATTTAAATGCTCTATATGAAACGGATAAAGATGTCAAAACAGGAGTTCAGGCGTTTGTTGTAACTGCTTGGTTTGATCATCAAATTAAATTAAAATCAGCATTTCGTATAGCAAAAGTTAATACTCCCTAATGCGCCGCAGGGCTTGACAGCTACTAACGTTACGGATACATCTGTTTCAATTTCTTGGGATGCTGTTGAGTATCCTGCGGGAATCAAAGAATATGAAATTTATAGAGATGGAGTGAAAGTGGGCACACGAGTAGGAACAACATTCACGGAAAGTGGTCTAGATGCTTCTACAACATATAAATATCAAGTAAAAGCAATTGGAAATAATAATTTGGAATCGTCGTTAAGTGATGAATTGACCGTTACGACAACTGGCGGTGAATAAAATTGGATTTAGACAGATTAAAGCAATATTTACGCATTGATGGAACCGAGGAAGATGACTTCCTCGGTTTTCTTATGGAGACAGCAAAAGAATTCCTAAAGGGAGCAGGAGTAGAAGAGTCAGAAAGCAATCGATATGAACTAGCAGTGATGATACTAGTATCACATTGGTATGAGAACCGAGAAGCAATAGGTAAAGTAACTTCACAGATAGAATATAGCTTACAGAGCTTAATTTTACAGCTAAAATACAGTGATACTGGAAGTGAGTCAATGTGAATCCAGGAAGACTGAAACACCGAATTGAGATTCAAGAAAAGAAAACCGTAAAGGATCCAGTGACAAAACTTCCCAAAGAAACATTGGTTACTATTCACGAATGCTGGGCTGAAATTGAACAGCCAACAGGGAGAAAATTTTTCGAGGCAGCTGTGGCTCATCTTGAATATGCCGTCTTTTTTAATATTCGCTATAAAGAAGGTATAAAACCTGGAATGGTTGTTTCATTTAAGGAAAAGACGTACGAAATTGAGCAAGTGAAACCGGATTTACAGTTTAAAAGGTGGACTACCCTCCAATGTAAGGAGGTGGTCTGATGGGCGCTTCAATGGAATTAGAAGGATTCGTTGAACTTCAAAAAAGACTAAATGAATTAGGTAAAAAGGGAAAAAAGGTAGAAAACAGAGCAATTCAGGCAGGCGCTAAAATACTAGCTGACACTATAAGGAAAGAAGTTCCGGTTTCAAACATTGACCATCTCCACATACGGGATGATATTCAAGTTTCTAGAACAAAACGGAAAAACGGTATAGCTTTCGCTGATGTTGGTCCTGGTAAAGAAACAGCATGGCGTGCGAAATTCCTTGAATTTGGTACTGTGAAAATGCCGCCGAATCCTTTTATGTCTCGTGCAGAAAAAAAGTCACAAAATGAAGTGTTAGCTACAATCAAACAAGAGATACGGAAGGAGTTGGACATATGATTGATATGGAAGTGCCTGTTATATCGGCATTAGAAAATGATCCAACTCTTTCTTCTCTTGTTGGAGATAAAATTTTTCGCTTGATTGTTCCGGATGAATATGCAGATCAATATCCGTATATTCGTGTAATCGAAATTGATAATACTGACAACGACTATCGAGACAACAAAGCGAAAGCAAGTGATATTGACGTTCAAATTGATTTTTGGACAAAAGACGATCCAGCAAGTTTACAAAATGCAATAGATAATGTAATGAAGTCGCTTCAATGGAAACGCATTGGGGTGGCTTCTTTTTATGAAGAAAATACCGGAGCAATCCGGAAAGCTATGCGTTACAAAACAAAAATTAGATTGGAGGAATAATATATGGCAATTGTAGGTTTAGAAAATATTGTTTATGCAAAGGTGATTCAAGATGATAAAACAGGTGTTCAATATGATGAGGTAAAACCTTTTGCACCTGCTATTACCGCACAAGTTGAAACGGCACAAGAAAGTGCAACGCAATATGCAGATAATGGACCAATTAGTGTTATCACACAAACAGGAGAAACAACATTGACCTTAACAGTTGATGAAATTCCTCTTGAAGTATTAGCTGATATTTTGGGATTAGAACTCAAAAAAGGTGTTCTTATTTATAAACAAGATGCTGTTCCTCCTTACATTGCATTAGGATTCACAGGAAATAAGGACAATGGGGAAAAGCGTTTAGTATGGCTAACAAAAGGGCGTTTCTCAATTCCAAGTGATGAATGGAATACAAAAACAGATTCACCGGAATTTCAAAACCAAGAGATTGAGGGAACGTTTATCCGCAGAGAATTCGATAAAGTTTTCAAAATCGTTGGGGATACAGATATTCCGGATTTTGCGCCGTACGTAGACACGTTCTTTGATTCTGTATTTGACTTGTCTGTGTTAGATGGCACAGGATCGTAATGAGCCGGATTTTTATCCGGCTTTTTTTTACATAAAACATTAGGAGGGAAAGATAATGGAAATCACTTTGAAGATTAATGGTGATGATAAAACGTTTGTTCAAGAGTTTATCCCATTGAAGATGTACCGAAAGGCACTAGAGGTGGAAAAATACGCACAATCCAAAAATGTAGACGAGGAAAAATTGTTTGATAAACGCCTCAATTTGATTGTGGAGGCGTTCGGCAAACAATTTACGAAGGATGAATTAGAAAATGGCTTAAATGCCATTGATCATCAGAAAGTATTCTATAACATTATTGGCGTTGGTATTTTAGGTTATCGTCCTCTTGAAGAACAAGAAGACTTGGGAAAGTATCTAAAGGAACTCGTGGAAAACGAGTCACAATCGACGAACGAATCGACCAAATAAAAGAGATTTATTTACATCTCATGAACACTAGAGATTGGACGCCGGCTCAAATAGATGAAATTGATGTCCATTATTATTTTGAATTGTTAACACACCAAGAAAAAATGAACGATCCGAAAGAAAAACGAAAAAGAAAATGGAGAAATCAAAAGGTTGTTCCGATCGATGCTGTTTTCTAGAAGGAGGTGGGGTAGATGGCGGAAGAAACACTTGGAAATCTCATTGTTCGTGTTGGGTTAGATGGAGCGAGTTTTGATAAGGGGCTTAAAAATATTAATGCTCGCATGCAATTAGTTAGAAGTGAATTAAAAGCTTCATCTTCATCTTTTGATAATTTTGGGAAAACAGTTGATAGCTTACGCGCAAAGCAAGACAACTTGGCAAAAATTTATCAACTGCAAGGTCAGCGCGTTCAACAGCTAAAGAAACAATATGACGAATTAGTGAAAGCGCACGGGGCTGAATCTGATGCGGCATTAAATGCCGGAAAACGTTTAAATAATGCAATTGCTTACTATAATAAACTAGGCAAGGAATTAGATAGTGTAAAGCAAGAATTACAAGAATTAGAGAAAAAAACAGCCTATCAGTCATCTGTTTGGGGAAAAGCAGAAAAGGCTTTATCGTCTTTTCAGCAAAAAGCGAATAGAACGAGCGAGACGCTAAAAACAATCGGAGAAAATTTAACAGCGAAAGTATCAGCTCCATTGGCTACACTCGGTGGATTTGCTCTAAAAACAGCTGTTGATTTTCAAAAGTCTCAAGGAAAGATGCAAGCAGCTCTTGGATTGACAGCTGAACAAACAAAAGAATTGAACGAAGTGGCTAAAAATGTATGGCGTGAAGGCTTTGGCGAAAGCCTAGATGATGTAACAAATGCTATTACTAGAGTATACCAGACAATGGGTAATCTTCCAAAAAAAGAAATGGAAGAGGTTACAAAAGCTGCGTTTACGCTATCAGAGGTTTTTGATGCAGATGTAAATGAATCAACGAGAGCTGCGGCGCAACTAATGCAACAATTCGGAGTATCCGGCACAGAAGCAATGGATATGATTACCGTAGCGTTTCAACGTGGCGGGAACTATTCTGATGAACTTTTGGATACCATCAGCGAATATTCTACTCAATTCGCTAATATGGGATTTTCCGCAGAACAGATGATGGGAATGCTTATCTCAGGTGCCGAAAGTGGCATCTGGTCAATGGATAAGCTTGCAGATTCTGTGAAAGAAAGCTTCTTACAAATTACAGACGGTTCTGAAAATACGAAAGAAGCATTGAAAGAATTAGGTCTTGATTACAATCAAATAACATCTGACATTCAATCCGGCGGAGATAAAGCGAACGCTGCGTTTATGGCTGTCATGACAGCTCTATCTAAAGTTAGCGATGAAGCTGATAGGAATAGATTAGCTATTGAATTGATGGGAACTCCACTTGAAGATTTGGGGCCTCAGTATCAAGAATTTTTTGCACAAGCCGGAGAAGGAATGACAGATTTTCAAGGTGCGGCAAAAGATGCAGGAAAAGCTATTCGTGATAATTTAGGAACAAGAGTCCAAAAAGATTTACGAAAATTATCAGAAGCATTACTACCACTAGGTGAAGTAATGCTTAATGAAATTGAGCCTGCATTGGATAAGGGTATTAATTATATAGAACGCTTTACTGAGTGGTTGGAAAATCTATCTCCAGCAAGCAGAAAAGCGATAGTAGCTCTGCTTGGCATTGTTGCGGCAGCAGGACCATTAGGCATTGCGTTTAGTTTTATTTCAAAAGGTATTGGTTCCATCACTAAATTAATAGCAGGCGGTATTAAATATTTCGGTAATTTTAAAACAAATTTAACAACGACAACTAAGAATGCTGACCTATTAGGTAAAAGCGCAAATACAACTGGTAAAGCACTACAAACTATAGGCACTAGTTCAGTTAAAACAACAGGAAAAATAATGAATTTTGGTGGGAAAATTTTAGGGTTAACTAAAAATATTAGTGGTCTATCTAAGATAGCTGGTATCGCTCGGTTTGGTTTGGGCGCTCTAGGTGGTCCATTGGGATTACTAGCAACTACAGCTATCCCACTTTTGATTCAAGGTGGCACAAAACTATATAAACATTTAAAAGAAGAAAACATACCAGCTATCAAAGACTTTGGAGATAAAGTTTCAGAATCTACTACTAAATCAGTTTTGGCATACAAAGATTTAAATGATCAAGCAACAGCACAATTAAATCAATTAAGTTGGTCAGGACAAACTGTTTCAAAAGAAATTTACAATAATTTGACAAGTACTTTTAGTCAAATGGGGAATCAAATTGCGGATAGTTTGAAGCAAGGATTTGATAAAAGTTATCAAAATTTAAGTTCATTTTTGTCAAATAGCAAAACATTATCACAGCAGGAACAGCAAGAGATTCTAAATAATGTAAAAAGCAAATATAACGAACAACAGCAGGCAGTTCAGGAAGCGCAAAATAGAATCAAACAAATTTTAGAAACAGCAAAAAATGAAAAGCGTGCATTGACCGAGCAAGAAAAGAACGAAATCAACCGAATTCAGCAACAAATGATGAATGTTGCTGTCCAAACCATGTCAAAGAGTGAACAGGAACAAAAAGTGATTTTGGAACGCCTGCGGCAAGAATCAGGGAATATTACTGCCAGACAAGCGGCAGAAACTGTCCAAAATAGCTTAAAAGCCAAAAATGGAGCGGTTAAAGAGGCGAATGATAAATATAACAAAACAGTTGCAGCTATTATCCGTGAACGTGATCAAACAGGATCCATTTCAAAGCAACAAGCCGACAAACTAATTAAAGAGGCAAAAAGACAGCGTGATGAAGCAATCAAAAGAGCAGAAGAAATGCATCAAAACGTTGTAGACCGAGCAAAGAAACAAGCAAAAGGGCAAGTTGATGAAATTGATTGGAGTACCGGACAAGTATTGACCAAGTGGGACAAAATGGTTCGTGGCGTTGCAAAAGCAGTTAATACAATTAGTGGTGGCATCAATTGGGTACTTGATAAAATCGGTCTAGATAAATATAAAATTCCAACATGGAAACCAAAAGGATATGCTAAAGGAACTCCATCCAGCGGACATCCAGGTGGACCAGCTATTGTTGGTGAGAAAGGTCCAGAATTAGCATATATACCAGGAAAAGGAACAACTTTACTCGGAACTCAAGGAGCTGAATTTCACCCCAATCTACCACGTGGTACAGCCGTGTTGCCGAATAAGGAGACAGAAAAAGTCCTAAAATCATATGGTTTTCCTGGTTATGCGAATGGGATTGGCGATTTCTTTAGCTTGGCATTGTCTGGTGCTGGCAAACTAATGGATAAAGTTTGGAAGATGTTTAAGCCATCCATTTCAGGTGTAGGTGGAACTTTAAAAACCTTAGGTGATGGGATTATCTCACTTTTAAAAGATAAGTCTCTTGATTTTATTAAGAAAAAGATTGATGATTTTTTCTCTTTTGACGGTTTGTCCGGTAATAAAAATGTTCAAGCATGGATTGCATCGGCTGTTAGAATTACAGGTGTTCCAACATCTTGGATTAAACCATTAGTAACTATTGCGATGAAAGAGTCAGGAGGGAATCCCAGAGCAATTAACCTCTGGGATTCTAATGCGAAAGCAGGTAGAGCATCAAGAGGACTGATGCAAACTATTCCATCCACATTTAATGCTTATAAACTTCCGGGATTGGACGATATCTGGAATCCTATTCATAATGCAGTTGCGGCAATTCGATATATCAAAGCTCGTTATGGAACGGTATTCAATGTACCTGGAATCAAGAATTTAGCAAAAGGATTGCGCTACGTTGGGTATGCAAAAGGAACTAACTACCATCCTGGTGGATTAGCAATGGTTGGTGAAGAAGGGGAAGAACTTGCCTACATCCCGCGGAAAGGATTGGCTTTGGTTGGTGTAGGCGGACCAACATTGATGCGTCTGCCAGCCGGAACGTCTATTCTACCGCATGACGAAACAAAAGAATTTTTGAGATTTTGGGTTCCGGGTTATGCGGATGGAGTTGGCGATTACTTTAGAAGCAGTTCATTTACCAACCAAAACACAAACATTGCGGAAGCGATCGCCCAAAGTATTGTAAAAGCATTGTCTGAATCACCACTTCAAATTTTGATCGAAAACATAACCAATTTAGATAGTCGGACAATCGCAAGAGAAACTCATGAAATAGTCACTGAATTCCAAGAGTTTACGCGGCAGAGGAAGAATCGGTTTAAAAAGGGGTGAGTGAATGAGTTTTTCTTTTAACGGTGAAACGAGAGACTATTTAACAGTGTTACGTGGAAGAAAACGCAGTGCGTGGGCACCGAGAAGTTTGAACCTCCTAACCGTCCCGCGCAAACCGGGTGCCTACCTGCAAGGAGTGGAAACATCTGTACGTGAAATTGAAGTGCCGATCGGATTGGTTGCGAAAAATATCGGTGACTTACAAAAGTTAAAGGAAGACTTAGCAGGGTGGTTAGTGACCGATGAGCCGAAAGAACTGATCTTTGAAGATGAGCCTGACCGCGTGTATTATGCGATTGTTGACGAAACGCCCGATTTTGAGGAGATCGTGCGGATTGGACAAGGAACCATTCGGTTTATCTGCCCCGACCCTTATAAATACGGAACTGAAAAAGAAGCCATTTTCCCGTCAGACGTTGTTTCGTTGAATTATAACGGAACAGCGCCGGGTGATCCGGTTTTTGAGCTGGAAGCAACACAACCGGTCACTTTCGCAATGATTCAAAACCAAAACGAAGAGTACATGATGATCGGGAAGCCGGCAGATGCGGAACAAACAACCGTCAACACACGAACGCTTATTTTAGATGAGAGAGGCGAAACGCTTGACACGTGGTCAAGTTCACCAACACAAATTGACGCAGTAGACGCAGTAGTCACAGGGTCATTTGGCACTGATGGTGTCGGAATTACTGTCGCCAGTTATGGAACAGGCGAGAATTGGCACGGTCCGGCACTAATTAAAGAAGTGCCTGTTACGCAAGATTTTGAGGTAGAAATGCTCTGCGAGGCTCAAACAAATCGCGTTAATGAGACGTTTCGTATTGAATTTTATCTATTCGACGAATCAATGAATGTTATAGGAAAAATGAATATTTGGGATAATAGCATAGATTTATATCGAATTGAAGCAGAGGGTCGATACGGGCCTTTTGTCGATACTTTTGTTCACTATGTAATAAGTGGAAAAAACTATCAATTTAGAAATTGGGATTACTATCGTGGAGTTATTCGGATGAGGCGAGAAGGGAATACATTCGAATTTTATACCGCACGAATCAACGACAAAGGAACCCATTATTACACATTGAAGTTGCCTTACGTCGATTCGGCGGGGGAATATTTAGGGCGACTGAAATACGTTCAAATTCACATTGGTACGTTCGGTTCGACTGGGTACCCCGGTCAATTGGGAGGTTCTTTTGCGCGAATTAATCGCATCCGGGCATACGCTTTACAAAAAGCAACGGCCGATCAAACCCCGTATATCGCTTATCCCGGAGACGTTATCACGTTTGATCATATAACAAAAGATATCTTGATCAACGGAGAAAGTCGAAAAGATTTGAAAGATTTTGGGGCAAGGTTTTTCAAATTACAAAAGGGTCAAAACACATTTGTTGTTATGCCTTCAAACTCACTCGCTGTTCGGACTAGATTCCGAGAACGTTTCTTATAGGGGGTGATATTTTGATACACATTACCGATTCGCAAACAGACAGGATTCTTGATGTTATAGACGAAGATGAATTTTGGGAAGACAAGCATTACAAGTCTTTGAAAGATACCCTTGAAACGTTCGATTTTGTAACGTTTGCTGATAAGCGATTTTCTGAACATCTAGCAAAGAGAAATCGTATCATCATTCCCGATGAGGACGGAAAATATGTTGAATTTGTGATCGAGAACACACGGAAATACCGTGATTCGAACGGTGGTTTGTATATCGAAGTCTACACAAGTGCAACATACATTGAGCTGACAAAAGCGAAAGTCATCAAACCGCAAACATTGTCAGACCAAACCGTTTCAACTGCCGTCAGTCACGCTATTGGCGGAACTGAATGGGAAGCCGGCACAATAGCGAATGTTGGAACGAGAACATTTGTTATAGAAGAACACACGAACCCTTATTCGTTTTTGAAACGTATTGCAAGCGAATTTGATCTTGAACTGCATTTCCGTGTAGAAGTGGACGGAAACAAAGTCGTTCGTCGTTATGTTGATCTTGTCGAACGTGTCGGCATGTGGCGCGGACGTGAGGTTGAATTCGGGAAAGACCTGATCGGTATTGAACGAAAAGAAGACTTCTCGAATATTGTCACTGCATTGATCGGACTTGGTCCCGAAAGAGAGAACGGCACACGACTAGAGGTTTTCGTCGAGGACAAAGACGCACTCGCACGTTGGGGTCGAAACGGACAACACCTTATCGAAGTGTATGAACCGGAATCAACCGACCAAACCATGACGGAAGAACGATTGCGTGAACTGACGCAAAACGAACTTGAAAAGCGCATAAACTCGATAGTTGAGTACACAGCCGACATTGCCGACTTGGAAAAAGTGCCGGGCTTGGAGCATGAAAAGATAAGGTTCGGAGATACGATCAAGATTAAGGACACGGGATTCAACCCACCGCTATATCTTGAAGCCCGTGTTCATACAATCGAAAGAAGCATCAAAAAGAACGGCTATAAAACCGTCACACTCGGTGACTATATCGAGTACACGGAAGAGCAAGTTTTCGCAATTTGGAAGTCGCTAAAAGCTGAGATCGCGAAAAAAGTTTCGTTATCCGACGTGATGGAAGTTACGTACACCAAAACGGAGATTGACGACAAAGACGCGGGTGTGTACCAAGACAGCACGCAATATTCAGACGTCATATCGGAGACGAAAAAACAGGAAGCAATTCAAGTTGCTGCGGAGGATGCGACAGAAAAGGCAAATCAAGCCAAACAGGAAGCAGTTGAGCAGGCTGAATCCATTGCGGAACAAAAAAAGCAGCTGGCGATTCAAGCGGCTATTGCGGATGCTGAGACAAAGATAAATGCAGCAAAAACAGCACTTGAAGCTGATATTGCAACTAAGGTTGATGCGCAGTGGGTAAACGGCCAGCTTGTGTTAAAAGAAAACGCAATTACAAAATCCAACACAGCGCCGGTAAACCCAACGGTAGGTCAATTGTGGGTAGACACATCTATAACGCCAAACGTTTTGAAGCGTTGGAGCGGAAGCGCATGGGTGAAAGCAAGCCCAACAAGTGCGGGAGAGGTTGGAGCATACACAAAAACAGAAGTGGATAATGCGCTAAACTCGAAAGTCTCGGTAACTCAATATAACACGGACATGAACGGTGTAATCACGAGACTAGACAGCGCAGAAAGCCGTATAACTCAAACAGAAAATGAAATTGCAACAAAAGTCAGCAACACGACATATCAGCAAGATAAAGCGGCTTTAGAAAACGACATTTCTGCGCTAGAAACCCGCATGACAAACGCTGAAACATCCATCACGCAAAACGCTAATCAGATTGCTCTAAAGGCTAACAAAACAGACGTTTATACAAAGACCGAGATTGACGGTCAGTTTAGCACCGTCAATCAGCAAATCTCTCAATTGAATGCAGAATTGAGTGTGCAAGCTGGGGAGATTGCGACGAAAGTTTCAAAGACAGAGTTTGAGAGTTTGCAGATTGGTGGTAGAAACTTACTAAGAAATACCGACTTTAGAAGCGGTTCGTCCTACTGGATATTAAATAACGCTACAATTACTCCTAATTTATATAAAGGTTATACAGGATTGACTAAACCTGTGCCCACGTCAGGTGTGAATGACACATATGCAGATTTCTTAGCCGAACCTAACGTTCAATATACGCTTAGTTTTTATGCGAAAGGTAAATTTCAAGCCTTTTTGATTCCTATGAAGAGTGAGGCTCCAGGATGGAATCCAACAGACAATTATCATGACAATCGTATTTTTGTTGATTCTCAAACAGATTTTACCTTAATAACTAAAACTACACTTGTTACTCCTCCTGACACTAAGCGTATAAGAGTGATTTTTAGAACAGAGGCAGGAAATCCATCTATTGTTTATATTGCTTTACCTAAAGTTGAAAAAGGCAACCGCGCCACAGACTGGACGCCAGCGACGGAAGACGTGCAAGGTCAAATCGACAGTCTCGGAACACGCGTGAACAGTGCCGAAACCTCCATCACGCAATTGTCAAATCAAATACAACTCAAAGCGAACCAGTCGACTGTTGATACGTTGGCGAATCGTATTAGCAGCGCTGAATCGACACTAACGATCCATACGAATCAGATTGCAAGTAAAGTAAGCCAAACTGATTTTAACGGCAATACAATAGCATCACTCATCAACCAAACCGCAACTACTATAAAGCTTCTGGCTGAACGAATAGAATTTGCCGGTCATGTTTTTGGAGAAGATGCAACATTCAGCGGAAACATAGAGGTTAGGAAAACAGTCGATAATCAAGTGTTTGACAATATGTTTAATGGTGATGAATTTCGATTTGTAAAATTTAAAAAAGGTATAACGAACCCAAATACTAAAAACATCGATTTATCTCAAGTTGAAAATATGGCAAAAATCTTTTATGACGGTGTCGCTTTCGCAAATTCAAGTCAGTCTATGGGTTTAGGATTGAGCGGCATTACTCATAGTGGTCTTCTGAACGTGTATGCGAATCGGATTGCGATGAGCGCAGTTTCAGCGGTAGAAATTACGTCGCCTGTTAGTATTTGGGGAAATACAGATGTTTGGGGATCGCTTACAGCCGACACTCTGAAATCCAGAGATACTATTGAGTTCGGGGCAGACGGTAGGTTGGTGAATGATGGGGTAACGTCATGGATTCAAGGCAATGAAATAAGGGCTACGAAATACAAAACATCGGCAGACTATGTAAATTTTAGAGCAAACTGGGTATACGCGGAGTCTTTGGATATAAATACTGGGGTAAATTTGTATATCAGACCCACAAGTAGCGGGAATTTGAGAGTGACCGCTACAGGAACAACTAACAATTGGAGACCAGTTGAAGCGGGGGGATTTGAAAACAGATCGCAGGCAAGTATTAAACAGGATATTGAGTTATGGACCGGATCGGCGCTAAACATAATTAATCGGGCGCAGATTTACCAATATAGATTAAAAACAGATGTTGCAAACGGCATTGATAAGTTAAAATATAGCCTAGTCATCGGAGATGGATTTAATACACCTGAAGAGTTTCTATCAGTGAGTGGTGAGTCTATAGATGTATATGTACAAACAAATATCAATACAAAAGCAATTCAAGAACTAGACTATAAAATCAATGATAACAAAGACGAGATTGAATGGCTTAAACTCGAAAATCAATATCTCAAGCAAAAAGTTTCTTTATTAGAATCAAGAATTCAAGAACTGGAGGCGAAAATGGCATGATTGTACGAATCGAAAATGGAAAATTAGCACAAGTTATTAATCTTCTATATGATTTACCTTTACGGGGGAAACAATCACGTTACCGTACTAAATTTATAAAATTATTGAATGCTCAACTTGAAGAATATCGGCAAGATTTCGAGCAGCTGCTTAAGGAACATTGTCATCTGGATGAAAACGGTGAACCAATTGTAAAAGACGACAACACATATGATGTCAAGGACGTCGAGGCATACCTCAAAGACAAAAAGGAACTGGATGAAGAGGTGTTTGTTATTGAGAGTGTAAGTAAACAAGACATGCTTAAGACGGTAAAAGAGATTTTGATGAACTGTGACCGCGAGTTCAGCGGACAAGAAGCAATGATATACGATTATATTTGTGAAAAATTTGAGGAAGCTGAAAAAGAGGAAAAGAAGGGAGATAAATGATCATGAACATTCAAATTACCAACATTAATATTCATTATCAAGATGGCAATGTTGCTGGTGTACAAGTGTATTTCACGGGTAATGATGAGGAAAGAGCAATCAACTTGAATGGATATGTCCCGCTCACAGCAGAAGAATATGTCGGAAATGAAGCAATCACAGAGTTATCGAAAATCGTAAGACAAAAAATTAATGAAAAATTAAACCCTGCTGAATAGGTAGGGTTTTGTTTTGACTAAGAAAGGAGTATAAAAATGGAGAACATCATTAAATATGCTTCAGCCGGAATCGGAGCAGTGATCTCATTTGCGTTTGGGGGATGGCATACATTGTTAAGTATCTTACTAGCATTCGTCGTAATAGATTACGTATCAGGATTTTTTGCAGCAGGAATTGAAGGAAAATTAAACAGCAGCACTGGAATGAAAGGGATCGCCAAAAAAGTGGCGGTCTTTTTTGTTGTTGCTGTTGCCCACATGATGGACGTTGCGCTAGGTTATGACGGCCATATTTTGCGTGATGCTACAATCTTTTTCTTTTTGGCAAACGAAGCGCTGTCTATCCTCGAAAACGCCGGGAGAATCGGTGTTCCGGTTCCGGGAGTGCTCAAAAAAGCTATCAACATTTTGAACGAAAAAAGCGAAGGAGAGGGTAAATGATGGTGAAAATCAAAAAACAACTGGTCTCAAGCCGTAAGAATACCTATGACGGCATAAATGGACGTAAATATATAACCATTCATGAAACAGACAATACGAATAAGGGCGCAAATGCTCAAGCACATGCAAACTTGCAGTCGAGAGGAAATTCAAGATCAGCTTCTTGGCATTGGACAGTTGATGACAAAGAAGCCATACAATCTTTTCCGCATACGGTGCGCTGTTGGGCTGCTGGAGACGGGAAAGGCGACGGAAACTATAACTCTATTCATATTGAAATATGTGTCAACAGTGATGGTGATTTTAATAAAGCTGTTGAAAATGCGGCAGAACTAACAAGAATGATTATGGAACAAGAAAATATTCCACTATCGAATGTGGTTCAGCACAACCATTGGAGTGGAAAAAACTGCCCGCGCAATTTGAGATCTGGTTCAAAAGGTATTACGTGGAATGATTTTTTAAATATGGTTGTTGGGAAAAAGGTTGATACACCGAAAAAAGAAGTTAAGCCTGCACAAACAAAAAATAAAGCGAATCTCGTAGTTGACGGAAAATGGGGAAGTGAAACGACAAAGGCGCTACAAAAAGCGTTAGGAACAGTAGTAGACGGAGTTATTAGCAGCCAACCAAGGAACCACGTTACAGAAGCTATTTACAACGGAATTACGTTTGGAGACAAAGGCAGCATGGTAATTCGAGCGTTGCAGAAAAAAATTGGCGCTAAGGTTGACGGGAAATTGGGTCCGGAGACAGTGCGAAAATTACAAAAATATCTCGGTACGCCGGTTGATGGGAAAATCAGCAGACCAGAATCTTTGATGGTGAAAGAATTACAGAGAAGATTGAATGAAGGTACATTTTAATGCATAAAAAAAGCACGGTCATCAAGCCGTGCTTTTTTGTTTTTTGGCCAACTCCAGCACCTCTTGTGCTGAAATCGGCTCTGTAACAAATGTTTCATGATTGACACACTGACATATGCCCAATCCGAGCGATTCGGAAGAGGCACATGCTAATGTGTTTCTGTAAAACCCTCCTTCTATGCTTCCGTCAATATAATCGGAAGCAATTTCTCTTCCAAATTGATTTTCTATTTCTTGAATCACGAGATAATTCAAGTTTTCTAACAATTTTCTTTCTTCTTCTGTGATGGAAGAAAGAAATTTTTTTGTTTTGTTTAATTCCTCCTTCCATTCTTTCATTTTATAATATTCATCTCCGTCTATGACCTGGAACGGCTCTTTGATGTAATCGTGCTGTATATAGAACCGTTCCTCCTTTCCGAGGTTAATTTCATTACCAGTAAGTTTCTCGTTGAAATAATGCTCAACGAAAACCGGAACTGGTAATGCATTTAAATCTGTTTCTGTTTCTAAAACAATTAGGTCATAGTATACATGGCCTCTCTCTACATAGTAGAGATTTTTGTAATTTTTTTCTTCAAATTTTTTAAACCATTTTCTGTTTTTAACCATTCGACTTTGATTCATTTTAATTCCTCCTTGAGTTTTTTATTAATCCTTCCATCGCACCGCCGACCATAGGTCAGCGATACTAGCAAGGATTAATCTTGCGGTCTCCCCAGCTCTTCCCAGAGCTGGAGAACGCCTTCGTAATCATCCTCGATGGCCGGGAAGTTTCCCGGGTCTCGGTCAATTTCGCTGACTGCATCCGGATTGTACCAGATATAGTCAGCCTTCTTATTTTTAAAGTCGATGGTGACTAAGCATACATCACCATCTTTGACTTTTTCGAGGCGATCAGCGTCCGCCTCGAAATATTTTTTTGCCGGAACAATAAATTGTACTTCATTTTAGGGAATCACAATGGTATTCCCCATTCCGTCCTCCCATCCGTCAACCTCTTCCCCGGCATCTAGAGCAGAAATAATTCTGTTCATATCTTCGATGTCTGCTGGAGTGATACTAGCGATCACTTCTCCATCTTTCACGATCTCAAATTCATGCAGATCATAATCAAATTCTACTTCCCGCACTTCATATCCTTTTCTTTCCCATTTTCTCATTTGTGATTCCTCCTTGTTTTTTGTTCCTCATCAACCTTACATCTTCATTATACAATTATATAATTATATGGTCAACTATTTTTTATAAAACTTTTTAGTCTTTCTAAATCTTCTTTCCAAAACAACTGTACTTTCCCTTTTCCAGTACCATACTCTTTGCAAGGGGTTATCCGACCTTCTCTGATGTGATGCTGGAAAGCTACATTGGATAGACCAACATATCTTTCAGCTTCCCTCCTGGTCATGATTTGCTGCAAAAATTCTTCTTTAGTCATTTTCATCTTGCTTGTCCTCCAGAATTGGATTGAAATATTTTTCTTCTGCTTCTTTTCTAGCTTTTATAGCATCATCTTTATTATCAAAATATCCTAAAGTAATCTGTTTACCCTTAAACCCGATGTATGCCCGCCATTTTTGGCGACTCTCCATCCAACTTACGCCTTTATGACCACTTTTATTATGTTTGTGTAGTTTAGCTTTTAACGCTGTTTTTCTTGTCCCATCCAAACGATCTTGATTTATATGACGTTTAACCCCAGCATCTCTTTTACTAACTCGTTTACAACCGCAACTCTTGTAATGACCTGCCCGTAGCGACGCCCCTGTTACAAAAATTGTGTTCCCACAAGCGCACCGGCACTCCCAAAGTAACGTATTATTTTGGCCGCGTTTCTCGCTTAATTTAACGACAGATAAATCACCAAACCGTTTACCCGTTAAATCAATACGTCTTGAGTCTACACGTTTAACCATATTATCACCTTAAACACATACGCTTTTTGGGGCCCAAAATTCATTTTTAACCTCTATTTTTCCGTTTTCAAAAGTTGCGATCGCTTCAATTAAGTAAGCTTTTTCAGTTTCCTTTTTAATTTTGTAAATTGACTCATGTTGGATTTGGTGCACAAGGCTTGGATGTTCGAATGTTTTCTTGATAAACCAAGGAGCAATACCGGCAATGCGTCCACCTTTTTTATCGCGGATTTGTTTGTACATTTTCCACGCCAATTTCAATGCTTCTGCAAAATATTCTTTAGGTCTTCCTCCGAATCTTTTAACACCATTTCGAGCAATTTTCCAAGCGTTGTTCATAACCGATCTCTTGGTTAATTTCATTTCCATTACCTCCTCTTGTTTGTACTTTAATTATATAATTATAAAATTGTATAGTCAACACCTTTTTTAAAATTTTTTTGCATAAAAAATCCCACTATCTTTAAACGATAGAGGGATTTATACATCTTCATTCAATTTATTTATATATTCTTTTAAAACTTCATTTACTGTATGTTCAATTTGTTTTGATATATATTCTTTTAGTGTGTCTTGCATTTGCAAAATTTCAATTAATTTTAAGTGTAATGAAACTTTATCAGTAGCATTTAAATGATCTATTTTGTTATTAGTGTTTAGTTTATTTCGAGAAAATGTCATTATTTGATCAAGTTTTGCGTATGAATCATTGATTAAATTAGGATAATCTGCTTTATATAATGGAAGATGAAAAGATTTTAGATTTTTTTTATTCCCTTTTTTGTCATATAATGAAGTAATTGGGCATAGGATTACAGTTTTATTTGGAGTCTCATTATCGTGTAGTATTAAGGCTGGATGCTCACCTTTTATAGTATATTGAGGTTGTGTCTTTTCTTTTGGAAAATAGAACCAAACTATATCTCCTTGTTGGAACTCTCTAGACAACTATTAGTCACCTGCCAATTTCTTCACTCACCTTGCTCATCTTGATATTTTTCTAAAAAATCATCATCGTCATAGTCAGGTTTTTGCATTTGTTTTAACTTATGTTTTTGTCTGATTTTTGAATTTTCAATCATTTCCTGAAAACTATATCCATTTTCATCTTTGAATCTTTGTAAAGCGATTTCTAGTGGGGAAAGTTCTTTTCTTTCTTTGGGCGTTTTGTTACGAATCAACTCCTTTACCGTTAACATATCATTTTTCTCCTTTCCATTTTGTGCATTGCCTGTTTTCTGCTTACATTCTTGATTGTTGTCCTTATTGTTGTTCTTTTTCATGATCTCACCCCATACTATTTATATTCAACAGTATGGGGAACTTTTGTATTTTTTATTATATCAAATTGACTTTTTGAAAAATAAACCCTAATTTTGGCGTAATATTGCGTTTTTAAAAGTAAAAATCGGGAAAAAGCTTGTCAAGCAAAAAATTTCGTATTTGAGAATTTTTTTGCATTATTTGCATAAAAAATCCCCTCACTCGAGTGGATAGGAAAACAGATGTATGTCTGGAACATCGGTGAGCCAGCACATACCTTTTAAATTCGGTAGATACTCTCTATTCTTTTCAAAACATGAAATATGATAGAAGACATTGTTTTGATCGAAATAAAGCACTTGAAATTTCTCAAACGCTTCTCTACATATGGGGCAGCGCTTATTCATGTGATCACCTCTGTTTTTGCCAATATTTTAAAATAGAAGTGATGAATTTGAAAAATCACGATAATTGAATTATCTGAGCTAGATCATGCAGAAAAATTTAATTTTCTATAGAAGAAAATGAAATTATTTGTGAAGAAAAATAAAAAATCCCCCTTTTAAAAATTAGGAGGATATTTTTTCATATTCGCCGGTCTTCTATAATCCCATTTACCTTCATTTATATCCTTTTCAATTGTTTTAATATATTTCTTTAGTTCAACGGGCATCTCATCACTTTCCAGCTCATCCATTGTAAAAGTAATCATTTGAGCGCCTGCAAAGTCCATCACCTGAACGTGTCTTTTGGTGCCTTTGAAATATGTAAGCATAATGTGATATCTACCTTGATATTGACCATATCTGCCCATTCATTTCACCCTACTTTTCGTTTCTTTATTGGACCAATTGAAAGGATGTTCGATCGCTTAAACGTTCGAAAAGTTTTTCGAAAATGACAGTAAGCACGAATGTATTTATCATTAAAGTCTTTAACCGTAATGAATCTTTCTGTTATTACCCCTTGATCGTTCATGTAGATCATCCTTAAAGCAAAACCGCACTTTTTGGCATTCAGCAGCAAACCGTTCATGAATTTCACCTCGAAAAAAGAACATTTGTTCTTATTATAACCGAATATACGTTCTGTGTTAATAATTAAAATTAGGAATTAGAAATGAAATATGGACAAACAATATTTTCATATCCTCCTATAGGGAGGATTGATATTTCATGAAAATTATCGTTATTAGAGGAAAGAATATTTCTAAAAACATACAAAATTGCTATGATTATATATTGAAAATGTACGGAGGGGGATGCAGTAATAATGATTGCAATCTATGCAAGAGTGAGTACCGAAGAACAAGCGTTAAAAGGGAGCAGCATAGAAAGTCAGATTGAGGCATGCATCAATAAAGCAGGGACAACCGATGTTCTGCGATATATAGATGATGGATATTCAGGAGAATTGTTGGAACGTCCTGGATTGAACAAGCTTCGTGAAGATGTTGAAAAAGGATTAATCGATAAAGTCATTTGTTATGATCCTGATCGATTATCAAGAAAACTCATGAATCAATTGCTTATTGATGATGAATTTCGGAAAAAAGGAGTAGAATTGGTATTTGTAAACGGAGAATACGCAAATACTCCTGAAGGACAGCTTTTCTTTTCTATGAGGGGAGCAATAGCTGAATTTGAAAAAGCAAAAATTAAAGAACGGACAATGGGAGGGAGGAGACAAAAAGCTAAAAAAGGTATCATCATTAAAAATAGTGGATTATACGGATATACATATAATAAGGAAAAAAGAACATATGAAATCAATGAAGATGAAGCAAAAATTGTACGAATGATTTTTGACTATTACACAGAACAAAGATTCCATGGAATTAATAGTCTTGCAAAACATCTGACCAAAATCGGTGTTCCAACCAAAAATGGAGCCAAAGAATGGCATAGACAAGTCGTTAGACAAATCTTAATGAATGAATCATATACGGGTAGATATTATCAAAACAAATGGAATACTGAAGGGGCATATGTGAGAAAGCAAGCCGGAAAAGTCGGAGGAATGCATTTGCGAGAAAAAGATGAATGGATAGAAACGAAAATACCGGCTATTATATCAGAAGAGCAATTTGCAAGAGCGCAGGAATTGCTAAAATACGCAAGGAGAAGAACCGAAAGTTATGGTCGTCATCAATATCTTTTGTCAGGTTTGGTCCGTTGTGGTCGATGTGGAGCGACGATGAACGGAAAAAAGACGGTCAGAAGAGGAAAAGCAAAATATGATTATGTTTGTAGAAAAAATTATGCAGGGGCAAAAAACAAAGGCTGCGGAAGACAAATGAGTGAACAAAAGCTTGATCATATTGTTTGGAATCAGGTTTTAGAATGGCTAAATGATCCTGAAGAATTAAGCAAATATAAACCGAGCGACAATAAACAATATATATATGAAGAAATAAAACAAATAGAAACAGAGATTGAGAAAACAAGAAAAGGCCGAAAACGGCTTTTGAAGCTTGCAAGCCTTGATGAGGAACTAGAACTTGAAGAGATCAAAGAACAATTGAGAGAACTCCAAGAGAAAGAAAAAACACTAACGGAACAGTATAGCGAATTGCAGAGGGAATTGGAAGAACAAAAGAGCAACAATAACAATAATGAAATACTTTTAAAAGAGGCTCTTGAATACTTTCTTAAAAACAAAGACGATATAACTTTTGATAAAAAGCAACATATAATAAGAAAGTTAATTAAAGAAATTGTAGTTGTGGATGCTGAAACAGTTTATATTTACACGTACTAGGTCGCCGTATGGGGCGACCTTTTGACATCAAAATTTCGTTTTTGATATCAAAAGGGTACGTCATGGAGTTATTTAGGAACGAATGTTTGGTTTGGCAATAAAAAGAAAAGCCCAAAAGGGCTATTTATTTAACAATTTTAACATCTGATGGTTCAGCACTCATGCCAGGAATGGTAATATTTGCGCCAATTGTACTTTCATAAGAAAAATTACCTGTTATGGTACCAAATACTTCTACAATATCATCTTCAACTGCATCAGTTGTACCATTAACCAATACTGCCATTGTATCATCATAAAATCCATAACCTTTATTTGTAATATTCACTCTTAATAAAGTTGTTCCGTTTTCCTCTAACGCTTGAATCACTTGTCCTTTGATAAAATACGGTTCTCCTTTATAGTTATCAGCATTTTTCTTCAAATGATTGTATGAAATTTGTTTGGCATTTTCTTTTCCTTTGTTGATTTCCTCTTGTTTCTTCTTCTCTTCTTGTTGTTTTATGTATTCTTGCGCAGCTTTAGAGTGTTTCACACTAACAGTCACTTCATTATCGTCTTTTCCTTCTTTGGAAGCATAAAAACTATAGTCTGTTGCCAAATTAACATCTACTGAAAATGTTCCGTCATCATTTACTTTTATATCTTTCTTTTCCGTATCTTCTGGATTTCCTAGCCCAACTGTATCAAATGTCATGACAAGTTGAGTTCCAGGTTCAGTTTTTCCTGTGATGGTTGCAACTGCTTTTTCATTTGTTTCATATTCTGTTTTGTCTGTTGATAGAGAAACTTTTGGAAGCTCTTGCTTGTCTTGCTCCTCTTGTTCTGATTGATCATTATTTGTACTAGCCGTTTCGCTATCACCAGAAGATACACTAATTGAAAAAAGAACCATACCTATACATAGACTTACCACTGGATAGAGAAACATTTTTTTCAATGATGCAATAGGTTTGTGTTTAATTTTTTTAACAAAGAATAAAATAGAAGAAACAATAAGATAAATAATCGATACAACAATGGCGAAAAATCCCAACAATCCTAAAATAGCAAACATAAAGATCCTCCTTAATAACTTATATCATTTGAATATCAATTCTAATATATATTAATATTTTCCAATTTTACTCCTAATAATAACTTTATATATACCTCTCCATCTCCAAAGGAATCCCATTTTCTCGCAAAATATCATATTTGGTTTCATAATCTTCTAAATTTTCTCCGTGTAAGAGGAGATGGACAGCGAATTCATTTGCCTCACGTTCGATTTTGTCTTTTGAGAATAAAGTATTCTTATGTAAAAAAGGTGTATTCTCATCTTTGTGAAGAATAGCGTGTCCAAGTTCATGAGCACAAACAAATTTTTTTAAATAGTCTTCTATATCGGAATTAATAGTAATAACTTGATGACGAACATTTTTCATATAGAACCCCAATGTTTGACCAAGAGGAAAATATCTAATAATGATATTTCTGTTTTTTGCAATTTCAAAAGGATTATTTGTCCGGTGTTTTTTAATCTCTCTATCTAATGTCCGTATAATCCAATTCAAGAAACTCACTCCTAATCTTTACGGTATTTTTTGGGAGTGAATTTTTTCTTAGCGAGTTGTTTTGTAAGTCTTAAGTTACTTTCGATCGCTGCCTTAACCAATTCTTTTGTTTCCTCGTCCATTGGCTCACCGTCAAAGGCTAGAGCTGTATCTGAATCCATGCTTTCGAGTATTTTTTCAAGTTGCTTAGCAATGTCTCGTTCGTCTTTTGCCGTTAACCTAGGAAGATTATCTTTATGGTTTGATGGGTTATTAGATCTTGGGTTATCAGATCTTCCAAGTAAATAATCTGTTGATGTTTCGAGCACATCAGCCAGTAGAGCTAACATTTCATTCGAGGGCGTGCTATACCCGTTTTCATAATTACTAATTGTTCCTTTTGTAGTATTCACTTTTTTTGCTAGTTCTTCCTGAGTATACTTTCTAAGTTTTCTCATATGTTTAAGCCTTTGGGATAGCATATCATCACCCTTTTTTAAATGTACAAGTTTATTGTACATAAATTAAATTAAATTTAAACAATAGTACAAAAAAATTGTACTTTTGTATTGACATACAAGTTTCTTGTACATATAATAAAAGTACAAGATATTCATACAACAAGGTGGTGAGACATTGAAAAATACCAATTTAATTAACTCACGTAAATCCAAAGGATTAACACAAGAGCAATTGGCCCATATAGTAGGATGCAAGGGTAGACAAGCCGTTTCTAACTGGGAGAATGGCTATTCAACTCCTCCGTTAGCAATTGCTCTAAAGGTTGCAGAAGTATTAGAAAAAGATGTTGCTTTTTTATTTGGACATAAAGTACAAGAAACTCATACAAATTCAGCCTAAGATAAAAAGCCGCAACTATTTTCTAACTTCATCCTTGCGGGAGGTGATCTAATGAAAAAACACTCATCGATGAAAGTCATAGTCGTAAAAGGCGAAAACTTTGAAAAAGTCGTCAAAGAAGCGCAAAACCATTTTTTTGATTTCTTGACACAATACACAAAAGAAAAGGAGGCGTCTTGATGAATCAGTTGCAACCAGTTCAACAAAAACTTGTTGATTTTAATGGTACTGAGATTATGGCTATTCAAACTAATGATAAAAAGATTTTTGCTGGCGTTAAATCAATTTGCCAAGGATTGAAATTAGATCCACGTCGTCAAAAAGAAAAATTACAATCTCACTTAACGCTTTCAAAGGGAGTGGCAACCCTGACACTACCTACGAATGGTGGTATGCAAGAAACATTAGTTATTGATATTGATTTTCTTCCACTTTGGTTGGCTTCTATCAATCCGGCTTTAGTTAGTGAAGAAGTGAGAGAAAACTTACTCGACTTTCAACTTAAAGCAAAAGATGTTCTTGCTTCTGCTTTTATTAAAAAAGAAAATGTAACTCCACTTTCAAAGGATCAAGCCCTTGTTACAGTGCTGCGGACAACAGCTGATTTAGTCGAAAAACAAGATTCAATTATCAAAGAGCAGCATGAAATTAGAAAGTTAGTTTCGCAGATTGATAACAAAGTGGAAGAACAAATTACTCTTGATCATGGTGAACAACGCCGGATTCAAAAATGTGTTGCCACGAGAGTATATGAACTTGCTGATGATCGCGAAACAAGATCCAAGCTTTTCAGAGAGTTGTATCGAGAAATCAAAGATAGATTTGCTGTTGCAAGTTACCGGGATCTAAAACGTCGAGATTTATTTCAAGCTATCTGCTATATAGAGAACTGGATCCCGAAAAAGGTTTCATGATTATCTTAACTCTTATTCGTGTATAGAAAAATATACCAATTAATACAAAAGGGGGAATTTATTTGCAAGCGCAATATGTCGGTGAAGCCGTCGGCCGGCTTCTTGAAGATGAAGAAATTCCAGGTGTTCAGCTGGCATGGGATTTGAACATATCTGAGCAACTGGTTTCCCATTACAAAAACAATCGACGAAAGATGCAACCAGACATAGCAGAACATTCAATAAGAAAACTAGATAACCCTTTTTACATCATGGAGATACTACATAAATTCTCGGATCATTGTTCACCCCCGGTGTTTCGAGGGAAGTCAGTAGAAGAACATCGATTAGCCTTTGAGGAAGTGACAATAACAGAGGCTTATGAAGCAATCAAAACCCTTGAGGAAGTAAGTCTTGTTAAGTCACCAGCACTTGTGACACCGGAAGAAAGGCAACGTATCAAAGATACAATAGGAGAGTTGTTAGATGTTGAAGCCTGGGCGAGGAATTTAGCAGCAATTCTTTGCTCAGAGTACAAAATATCATGGAAAGAAGCATATAAAAGCAGGATACCAACTTGGAAAGCGAAAGGGTGGATGGAATGAACTCATACGAAAAACGCTACTACAAACAGATGACAAAAGAAATGGAATGTGTACGTGATCTCCTTATTGAAATTGAAGGAAAAATGATTAATCAAAATTATGATTTAGCGATATCACGCTGCTACGACATGATTCGGTCATTAGAGACTATGAAAAAAATTCATACGGAAAAACAATTCTTGGATGCATTGGTATCAGCAGGTTTCAGGGTCTTAGGGGGTCGATGATGATGGAACTCCATCACATCTTGGCTTATGGCGGTTTGTTGTTTGTGATATTTGGAAGTTTCATTGTTTGGAAAGAAACTGAGAAATAAAAAAAGCAGCAAGCAAAAGCTTACTGCAAATACAGTCTACTTTCATTGTATGACAGGGCTTTTGCCCCTGTCAATATGGTCGGGAAGAAAAACCCCCTATTCCGCACATCTCCCACTCCCCACTTCCTGGCCATATTGATGCGGGCAACTGCATCAGGGTAGTGGCG